AGGTGCGGTCGTAGGCGAAAAAGCAAAAGTTAAAGCTGCTTACGGTCAAACTAAAGGACTTCTTTGGTATAGATACATTAAGTAATTAATGGACTATATCGTAGCAACGGAGCATTTGCTCCGTAAAATTCGAGAGAGAAAAGATGCTCTCTCGCAGACACTGGCTGCTGGAAGTATTGAGGATTTTATTCAATACCAAAGAGTAGTTGGTGAAATAGCAGGTTTGAGTTTCGTTGAACAGGAAATTCAAACTTTACATTCTAATATGGAGGATGCAAATGACTAGTAAAACTGTTCCAGACAGGGTGGTAAATTTTGGAAGTATTGGAGATGTGGAACCATTAGTACCACAAGTTGATACCATTACTCCTGAAAATTTAGACTCTCATGCAGATAAGTTACCACGTCCAACGGGGTATCGTATCTTAATATTGCCTTTTAGTTTACCCGAAGTTACTAAAGGAGGAATTCACATAGCTAAAACAACAATTGAGAAGGAAAAACTTGTAACTGTTGTGGGGTATGTTGTTGCCATGGGTTCAGATGCCTATGGTGATTTGAATAAATTCCCAGAGGGACCTTGGTGCAAAGAAGGTGATTGGGTTATCTTTGGTAGATATGCTGGTGCTCGTTTTCAAATAGAAGGGGGCGATATGCGCCTTTTAAATGATGATGAGATTCTAGCAACTATTGATGATCCAGAAGCAATTTTATCATAACAACCACATGGAGGAAACCATGCCAGAAGAAGCAGAAAAAATAGAACTAGAATTAGAACTTCCTGAAGGAGAAGTTAATATACATGATGCAGACGTAGATGATTCAGTTAAAGGAGAAGTCTTAGCATCTGCAGTAAAATCAGAGGGAGTAGCCCCCGTAAAAGAGGAGCTAGATGAAGTAAGTGCGTCTGTACAGAAACGTATTGATAAACTGACTTATAAAATGCGGGAAGCAGAAAGACAGCGGGATGAAGCTGTTAATTATGCTCAAAGTATTACTCATAATAATTCTCAACTGAAAGAAAAGTTAAAAAATTCCGATTCTTCCCTTTTCAAAGAGTACGATAATAGGGTACAATCGGATATTGCAAGAGCCAAAACACTTTTAAAAGAGGCTCAAGATGCAGGAGATACAGATGCGGTTGCTAATGCAACAGAAATACTTTCGAGAGCAAGTGCCGAAGCAGAAAACCTTAGACGGTTATCCGCTCAACAACAAATTAGAGAAAGAAGGCAAACTCAAGAAGTTCCTGCACAAACCTATGCGCCAACTTTACAGCCTCAAGTGGCAGGACCAGATCCAAAAGCTGAAGCATGGGCGAAAAGGAATTCATGGTTTGGAGATGATCAGGCAATGACGTTTGCGGCTTTTGGCATACATAAAGAGTTGGTAGAACAAGGAGTTGATCCTACATCCGATAATTATTACGCCAAAGTTGATGCGCTTATGGCAGAGAATTTCCCCCACAAGTTTTCAAAAGAGCAAGCTGCCCCCGTGCAACAGGTTGCTGCCTCTAGCCGAGGGGCTAGTGGACGAAAAATGTCACGCAAAATAAAATTGACACCTAGTCAAGTAGCGATAGCTAAAAGACTAAATGTGCCAATAGAAGAATATGCAAAGCATATTGAAGGAGTATAAAATGACAGATGAAATTAAAAATCCAGAAGTCACTTCAGATCGAAACTCACGATCTGCCGAGACACGAGCCTCTCAAACTCGCAGAACGCCTTGGACACCCCCGTCTATGTTAGACGCACCCAATCCTCCTCCTGGATACCAATTCAGGTGGATACGTGAAGCTACAAGAGGGATAGATGATAAATCTAATATGTCTAAACGTATTAGAGAGGGATATGAACCTGTGAGAGCAGAAGATTATCCTGATTTTGAAGCCCCTACTATTGAAGATGGTAGCAACACAGGAGTTATAGGTGTCGGAGGATTAATTCTCGCTAAAGTACCGATTGAAACCGCTAAAGAACGGACTGCTTATTTTCAAAATGAAGCAGAGACGGCGATGCAAGGTGTTGATCACAACTATATGCGAGAAAGCGACCCTAGAATGCCAATCAAGGATAGTGATATCCAACGGACTTCAAAGGTCGAATTTGGTAGTAGGAATAATTCCGACGATTAATAATAACTTGTAACAGCAATAAAGGAGATAATTTATGGCTAATACAGACAAACCCGATGGGTTTACCCCCGCATATCACATGTATGGTGGTGTTATTCGTCCTGCAAGAATGAGAATATTAAGCACGTATGGAACAGCTATTTATAGCGGTGACGTGGTTACTCTTTCAAGTGGTTATATTAACCAAGCAGGCGCGAGCGATACTCCTATAGGTGTTTTTTATGGGGTCTATTATAATGCGTCTGACGGCACACCTACGTTTTCTAAGTATTGGACGGCAAGCACAGCCACTCAAGGTAGCGTTGATGCTGAAGCTTTGGTATATAATGATCCTGGGATCGTTTACGAAGCTCAATTTACAGCAGGTACTCCTGCAGTAAGTTTTATCGGCAGTAAATATACCCTCTCAACAACCGCAGGTAGTTCAACTACTGGTAGGTCGAAAGAAGGTGTTACAGCAACTACTGGAAGTGGTGTGGCTTTGTGTGTAGGCTATAATTTAGCACCAAGTAATTCAATAGGTGCTTATGCAAGAGCTTACTTTACCTTCCCAACTTCAACATTCGCAGTCTGATTAGGAGAATAACATGGCGATTAACAGAGCACAACTCGTAAAAGAACTTGTTCCTGGACTTCATGCTCTCTTTGGATTAGAGTACGAGCGTTACAACAATGAACACGAAGACATCTTCGATACTGAAAGTTCTGAAAGAGCTTTCGAGGAAGAAGTAATGTTAAGTGGCTTTGGGGAAGCACCTGTCAAAGGTGAAGGCGCGGCTGTCATCTACGATACTGCACAAGAATCGTGGACTGCTCGTTATACTCATGAAACAATTGCACTGGCATTTGCATTGACAGAAGAAGCAATCGAAGATAATCTCTACGATACGCTTTCTTCTCGATATACAAAAGCACTAGCACGTTCGATGCAAGCAACAAAGCAAGTTAAAGCAGCTAATGTTTTAAATAATGGTTTTAGCTCATCGTATGTAGGAGGAGACGGTAAAGCTCTTATGACTACCGATCACCCTACTGTAGCAAATGTGGATATGAGGAATGAGTTGTCTACGGCAGCAGACCTTAATGAAACTTCATTGGAACAAGCCCTGATTGATGTTGCGGCTTTTAAAGATGAAAGAAACTTAAAGGTCAATGCACAGGCTAGGAAAATGATAATTCCGCCTGCATTGCAATTCGTAGCAGATAGACTTATGGAAACACCAGGTCGTGTCGGAACATCTGATAATGATATTAACGCAATCCGAAATATGGGAATGATCCCTGAAGGATATGCTGTTAATCACTATTTAACAGATACTGACGCATGGTTTATCAAAACTGATGTTCCTAACGGACTTAAACATTTCGTTAGAACGGCGGTATCAACCAATATGGAAGGAGACTTCGAAACTGGTAATGTAAGATACAAGGCTAGAGAACGGTATAGTTTTGGTTGGAGCGACTGGAGAGGCATTTTTGGCTCACCAGGAGCTTAACGGAACCTGTGATGGGGGGGTTTCTTACTCAACCCCCATCAACTTTAAAAATTTTTTCTTTATCTTTATTTCATTTAGAAGTAATATTGAAGAAGAACTTATTAACTAGGGCTTATTAATTTTTGTTTTATCGACTGACCTAGCAGACGAGCCGAGACGATAAGACTTATTTCCGAAGGAGGAAATTATGGCAAATTCAAGTTTTAGCGGACCAGTCAGGTCCAAAAACGGTTTTATAACTTACCGAGTTAATTCCACAACAGGAGCAGAAACTACTTACGGAACTAGAGAAGGCGGTCAGTACGCTATAGGCAGTACAACTGGAACAAGTTCAATACTAGGTTTTGCACCTACGGACTTTTTTACTGGTAAGGGATCAAACCCAGACTCAGTTATCAACCCTTTCGCAAGTGACACAACTTCTATAACAGACTCTTTAGGAAACGATATTCCTTTAGGATCAGTTCTTTACTACGGTGACAGAGTATTTAGATATGGTTTAGCAGGGGGTGTTGCATTAACAGCAGGAAAACTTGTTCAAACCATTGTTGGAACAAAAGCTGATCACCAAGATTTAGCACCAACAGCAGGTGTTGCAGCAGGTGAGTAT